GGGTTCCTGCGCGGCACGCCGTTCCGGCAATACGACTGGCAGTTCTGGTGCACGGCGAACCACTACCGGGTGCGCGAGAACGCCAAGTGGATCCCGTCTCGTCCGATGCTGAATCAGGCGTTCGTGTTCCGCCGCTCTCAGGTGGTCGCGCCGCAGAAGACGGGCAAGGGTCCGTGGTGTGCGTGCATCGTGGCTGCCGAGGCGGTCGGCCCGGTCGTGTTCGGCGGGTGGGCGAAGCGCGGCGATGTGTACGACTGCTCCGACCACGGCTGCTCGTGCGGGTGGTACCACGAGTATGAGTCCGGAGACCCGAAGGGCATCCGGCATCCGTCGCCGCTGATCCAGATCACGGCGACGTCGGAGGACCAGGCGGACAACACGTACGGGCCGTTGCGGGCGATGATTCCGCGTGGGCCGTTGAAGGACTTGCTGTTGCCGCGCGAGGGGTTCACGCGGATCGTGGGACAGAACGCCGACGATCCGGAGTTGGACCGTATCGACGTGGTGACGGCATCGGCGAATAGCCGAGTGGGTAACCCGGTGTCGTTCGTCCCCCAGGATGAGACGGGCCTCTACACGAAGCACAACGGGCTGCGCAGGATGGCCGAGAATCAGCGCCGTGGTGCCGCCGGCATGGGCGGTCGCACCTTGGAGACAACGAACGCGTGGGACCCGGCCGAGGATTCGGTGGCGCAGACCACGTATGAGTCTCAGGTGGAGGACATCTTCCGGTTCTGGCGCGACCCGGACACGGTTCCGTCATTGATGGGTACGGACGGGAAACCGTTGACCTATCTGCACAAGGCGAATCGGCGGAAGATCCACGCCTACGTCTACGAGGGGTCTGACCACGTCAACCTGGACAGCATCGAGGCCGAGGCCGCAGAGCTGATCCTCACGGACCCCGCGCAAGCCGAGAGGTTCTTCGGCAACCGGGTCCGCGCGGGTGGTGGCGCATGGCTGCCGGATGGGCTGTGGGCTTCGAGGCACGCGCATGTTGTGGCTGCCGCCGCCTAGCCGGGGCACGTCGGTGTGCGGCGGCTTCGATGGGTCGGAGAACGATGACTTGACGGTCATCAAGTTGGAGACCAAGGACGGGCACCTGTTCACGCCGCGCTGGGGTGCCGATTCGGTGCCGACCATTTGGCGGGCGTCCGATCACGGGGGGGGCATTCCCCGCGGTCAGGTCCGAGCCGCATGGCTCGAGCTGAACGACTTCTACGACATTCGCCGGGTCTACTGCGACCCGGGATTCAACGACGAGACGTCGTGGGAGTCGGATATCGAGTGGTGGGACACGGCGATGCCGTTCGCGGACGGCTCGACGGGTCGATTCGCGTCGTTCCCGACAACGAGCGGCAAGCGCATGTTCTCCGCTGTCCGGCGCTTCGAGGCCGACCTGAGCACGTTCATCACTCACGACGGCTGCCCGACGACTACCGCGCACATGCGCAACGCTCGCAAGATTTTCGGCCGAGGCCGGACCTACACGCTCGGCAAGCCGAGCGCCCACCAGAAGATCGACTCCGCTGTGACGTCGGTCATCGCTCACGAGGCCGCGTCCGACGAGCGGGCCGCCGGATGGCCGGACGAGACCGATTCCCGCGTCTTCTGCTTCACCTGACCCCCCGAGAGAGGAGTCGTCTTGCCTCTCTCCGATGACCAGAAGGCCACCATCGCGCGGCTCGCCGGCAAGGTGCGCAAGAACGCTTCCGAGTTGGACGGTCTGAACAAGATCTACAACGCGGAGCAGGAGATTCAGCACATCGGCATCGCTGTGCAGCCAAACCTGCGCAAGGACTTCACGGCGGTTGTGAACGTGCCCCGGATTACCGTGGATGAGCCGGTGATCCGTCAGCATGTGCGCGCGTTCTACCGCACCGGGGACTCCACGCGGGAGGACCCGGCGTTGCGGGAGGCGTGGGAGGCGAACAATCTCGCGTCGGAGTCGTCGCTCGTGCACACCGAGGAGAAGATTTTCGGGCGCACGTTCGTGGCGGTGGGTGCGAATCCGGACGACGATGAGCACCCGCTCATCACGGCTGAGGACCCGCGGTCGATTGCGATGGACGTCGATGTGCGTCGGCGACGTGCGACGGCTGCGTTCCGCTTGTATCGGGACGAGGCGACTCGGTCGACGCTCGGGACGCTGTACACCCCGGATGCGACGTATCACGTGGAGCGGGGCCGCAACGGCTGGGCGATTGCCGACATGGACGACCCGGTCGATGAACACAGCCTGGGTGTGGTGCCGATTGTCGCGTTCGTGAACCGGCGTCGGACGGGGTCGTTCGACGGCCTGACGGAGATGTCAGATGCGAATTGCAAGACGGCCACGGCGGCGCGGATCATCACGAACATGTCGGTGTCGTCGGACTCGCTGGCGCTGCCGCACCGTTGGGCGTCGGGCGTCGCAAAGGAAGACTTCGTGGACGCGGCGACGGGCAAGGTGCTTCCCACGTGGGAGGCGTACATGACGGCCTTGAAGGCGACCGCGAACCCGGATGCCAAGTTCGGCAACTTCGACGCGGCTGATCTCGCCAACTTCCACCAGGCGGTCAACGCGCTGCTGTCGTGGTGTGCTGCGGAGTACGGTCTGCCGTTGCGCTACTTGGGGCAGCAGTCGGTGAATCCGGCGTCTGAGGGCGCGATCATGGCCGACGAGTCGCGGCTGATCGGCCGGGTCGAGCGGATGAATCGGTTCGACGGCGATTCGTGGGCATGGGTGATGGACCTCTATGAACGGTTCCGCACTGGCGAGTGGGGCGCGCGGAACACGATCCGGGTCCTGTGGCGCAACCCGGCGACGCCGACGCTCTCGCAGATTGCCGACGCGGGCACGAAGATGCGCGCGACTGGTGACCTGTCCCGGGAGGGCATGTGGGACATGCTCGAATGGGATGAGCCGCGCAAGGCGCAGGAGCGTGCGCGCTTGGAGGCCGAGGGCAACGCTGACCCGATCCTGACGCTCGGTCGTGACTTGGCCCGCGGGACGGGCAATGCTCCAGTCGGCGGCTGATCACTACACCGCGCAGTTGCGGTTGGTGGGGTTGACGACGGCTGCGATCCGCCGCGAGTGGTCCTCTATCGGTGAGGATTTCGACGCGGGTTGGGCGCGGGTTGGGCCTCGGATTGTCGCGCTCATGACTGCCGCGCAGGTTGGTGCGGCTCGTGACGGTGCGGCATACGTGGGTGCGGCGCTCGCGGAGCAGGGCATCCATTCGGCCGTGCTCGGTGAGGTCAACCCGGTGGCGTTGGCGGGGGCTTATGACGCGGGCGGGATGATGCTCGGGTCGCTCGACTCGGTCGCTTATGGCGCGGTGGTGCGGGCGCGGTCTGGGTCTGCGGAGTCGCTGGGTGACCGTCTGGCGCGTGGCCGGTCGTGGCTGGACATGCTGACGGTGACGCAGGTCGCTGACGCGGGTCGGGCTGGGACGGGTGCGGCTATCGCGGTTCGCCCGCACGTCGGCTGGACGCGGATGGTCAACCCGGGGTGTTGCAAGCGGTGTGCGGTCCTGGCGGGCATCTATAGCGCCGAGATTGCGTTCGACCGTCACCCTGGCTGCCTCTGCCGGGCGGTGCCGACGGACTCGCCGGACAGGGGCGGCCTGGTCGATTCGGTTGAGCCTTATCAGGTCCGCGATCTGACCAAGGCGCAGCGGCAGGCGATTGCGGATGGCGCGGACATGGTCGCTGTCATCAACTCCGACCGTGGCCGGTCGGCCGATGGCATGTGGACGACGGAGGGCACGACGAAGCGTGCCTATGCGACGCGCGTTCGCCGCGAGGTCGCCCGGCTCAAGCAGTCCGAGGTCGCGTGGACGTCGACCAACGTTGGTCGACGCGGCGCGGTCGAGAACTATGCCGTCCGTCGGCTTGGCCCGCGACCGACCCCGGCCGCGATCTACCGCTACGCGCCCTCCCGCGAGGAGGCCGTGCGCATCCTGCACGCGCAGGGCTATGTGGTCGGCGATTTCGCCGCCGTGGCCCGGGTCGGTGCGGGCATCTGACCATCCCGGGCGCGCAAGGCGTCGGGACCAACCTCCCCTGGAGGGCGACATGCGGGTGACCCGCGTGCGGAAGCACACCATCGGCGGCGGCCTCGATCTGGGCATGCTCCACAACACGGACGGCGAGGGCGGCGGCGGGTCGGGCAATCCGGCCGACGGCGCTGAGACGGACGACGCGAAGGGCAAGGAGCCCGAGGCGAAGACCGACGGCAAGCCGGACGATTGGCAGGCTCGTTTCGAGGGCCAGCAGAAGGTCAACCGCGACTTGGAGGCGAAGCTCAACGCGTTGCGGGACGGTCTCAAGTCGGCGCTCGGCGTCGAGGACAAGAAGGCCGATATCGCCGATCTGGTCGGTGGTCTCAAGGACCAGCTCGACTCGCTCACTCACACCAACCTCGTCCACGAGGTGGCGCGACGCCACAAGCTCGACGACGAGGGCGACATCGCGTTGCTGCGGTCCGCGACGGACCCGGACGTGATGGACAAGCTCGGCGCTCGTCTGGCTGCCCTGGTGGCGGCGAAGGGCACCGAGAGCAAGCCGGGCAAGCCGGGAACCCCGAAGCCGGACCCCTCGCAGGGTCGCGGTGGCGGGGCGGAGGGCGCGAAGCCCACCAGCGTCGCGCAGGTCATGGCGGACCGCCGTGCCGCACGCGAGAAGACCAACAACTGACCCACGTCCTGAAAGGACACCGCAATGCCCGGACTCACGTCCACCGCATACGGCACGGGTGACTACGCCTGGCTCCTGAACACCGATGGCCTCGATGAGGCCATCACGGGGGTCCTGGACGTGAGCACCTTCACTGCCGGCACGCACTACCCGAGCGGGTATTTCCCGTGCGGGCTCCCCGTCCGCATCGACGACCGCGACGTCATCCGCCCCTGGGCCGACACCGCCGGCGCTCGTCTCGGCTTCCTCAAGGGCGACGTCAAAACCGACGGAGTCGAGGACGCCAACTGTGCCGTCGTCACGCGCGGCAACGTCATCACGGCGAAGGTCCCGCTCGCGGGCTTCGCTGTGCCGTCCACCGCACCGCAGGTGCAGTTCGCGTTCTGGAGCTGATGACCGATGCCTCTCTGGACTGACCTGATGACCCCCGTCGAGGCGACGGGGATCGCGCGCGATGAGCAGTACCTCATCGAGCAGCAGAAGGGCGGCACGCTCGCCCGCTTCCTGCCCAACGTGTTCGTCGACAGCGACCACGTCAAGTTCTACCCGGACGCTTCCGGGCTGGTCGATGTCGCCCGGTATCGGGCGTTCAACGCGAAGCCGGAGATCGGGAAGGGCATGGGTGTCACTCGCAAGACGCTCGACCTGCCTGCCGCATCGCGGACGGAGCCGATCGACGAGCTGACGCAGAAGGAGCTCGCTCGCCTGAGCGACGACCGGGTGCGCAAGTCGATCGAGGCTGCGATTCGGCGCAACGTGCAGGCGATCTCGATGCGTCAGGAGCTCACTCGAGGCATCCTCATCGAGCAGGGCAAGGTCGCTGTCGACCAGGACAACTTCTGGATCAACGACGACTTCGGCCGCAACGGTGCCCTGACCATCACGGCGGCCTCGCTGTGGTCGACGGCTGGCGTTGACCGAATCACCGCCCTGAACGCCTGGTGCGAAACGTATGCGACCTACAACGGTGGCGCGTTCCCGGGCCGGATCGTGATGGGCAAGTCGGCGTGGGCCGCCTACGCGGCAGGCTCGCAGTTCGCGACGTTGC